GGATTTGAAGAAGAGTTGTGGTGGATCAGTCCGTGGGCGACATAGCTGTGGTCGGCTTCGACCTCGATGTCCCAGACCTGTGCAACTCCCAAAGGCTCAATTTTCTCAACGGTGACCGAGCGTGCAGTGAGCGATGCCCCTCCGGTGTCACCAATGCGAGGTTGTGCGGCGAGTTGTCCTCTCGGTTCTCGTTGATGTGGTGAACATTCATACCCTCGGGCACCTCGGTCAAGCCAAGCATCTGAGCCATTACCACCTGATGCTCGTAGACGTGCTTCGACAAAGGTCTCCCCGTGTACCAACTCGGCTTGAGCACCAGAATGTAGCCGTACGGGTCGCAGAACAGCCGTCCTTTGTAGTTGGGGTGCAAGCCACCGGTTTTCCCCGACATTCCGTTTCTTGCGCCAAGCTTGGACCGAGAGTACCGAAGGGCCTTCTCTTCCCTCATCTGCTCCTCTGTAAGAGCTGTGTTGACTATGGCTCGTGCGGAGTGAAATGTTATCCCATGCTTCGCACCCACCTCCTTGAGGCTCGGCTTGTCTTTGGAAAGGTACGACTCTACCACTGCTCGGCAAAGCTCCTCGTTCGCTAAGTCCCTCTTGGATATCGACACCACAAATCTCCTGTCCAATGACCAGGTCACCGACCTTCGTCCACCCCGAGGCTGTCATCACACGATGATTACGGGTACATTTAACTACACTACCACAAGATGCCCGTAGCGCAACCATTTCTTCCTCGCCCTTATAAATCAAATGACGAATAGGCTGCAGCCTCCCTCGGTGCGTCAAGGCCATGTCTTGGCGAGGCTTGATGTCAATGATGGGGACGGGCCCACGCTGTGTTTCGATCAGGGTGTCTTCCGAAACACAGAAGCGGCCGGTGACAGTGCCACCGTCATCGCTGCGGAGCTGGTGAAACTCTGTGTGGATCCGCCCCTTGTGCTCGTGCCGTAGGATCGAGTCGATGAACGTGCTGTCGGCCTTGTCAAACTCTCGCAGCTTGACGATCATTTGGCAGACCTCGTGCGGGTGGGCGTTCAGGTACTGCTTCGTGAACGACGGTGCGCCAGCCTCTGTCTGTGGGTACTGCAGGTTCAGCGCCTCAAAGACCTTCTGCATCGACGCCGACGCCCAAGGTTCGATGTCCACCCCTGTCTTGCGTTTGATCTCGGACTTCAGATCTTGGACCTTGGTCCTCAGACCTTTGCGGACCATGTCCGTCTTGTCCAGATCGACGCGCACGCCGCGCGCACGCATGTCCACCATCAGCGGGATCAGCGATGTTTCGAGCTGGAAGATGTGCGACAGGTCTTGGCTGCTGATCTCTGTCTTGAGTCGGTCCCACAGCTTCATGGTCATGAACGCGTCCTGCTCGGCGTAGGCCCCGACGTAGGATGGCGGCAGTCGCCACATGTCAGCCTTGGGGTCGATGCCCCAGTCCTTGGCTGCAGCGCGCAGCATCTTTTCATCCTTGCGCATGTCGATGTAGTCGCGGCCCAGATTGTTCAGGCTGTACGAGAAGCGGTTCTCGTCCACGATGGCGCCGGTGATCATCGTGTCAATAATTCGACCTTGAACGTTAACCCCCTCTGCGCGCAGCCAGCCCAAATCGTAGGTGGCGTTGTGCATGATCTTGTCGATGTGCGGCGTAGCCATCTGCTTGGAGAACCACTTGAGGGTCATCCTCGGATCGAGGTTGTGGCCGTTCTCGTGGCGGATCGGGAAGTACCAAGCCTGATCGCCCGCGGCGACGGCAATGCCCACGACGAACCCGTCGTTGCGCGCCCAGCCGGGCCCCAGTGTCGTGAGGTGCGGGTCGCAAGTCTCTAGGTCAACCGCAATCTGCGGGTACTTCGTCAGGTCTGGGTACTCGGAAGGGATGTTCCAGTCCGGCACGAGCTTCTCGCCGAGGTCCATCCTCTCTAGAAAAGAGATGGTGCTCTTGTCGCTGCGCTCTCTTGCCATTATTCTTCGTCCTTTTTGAAGCTGCCACCGAGGGCGCTGTACCCACATTTGTCGATCCAGCTGTCTTTGTGGTCGAGGGTTTCCAGCAAGCGCGCTGTCTTTACCCAGTCCATCATCAACGCTACGTGCTGCGCAGTGAAGTACCCGTGCGTATCAAGCGCACCTTGCAGGATGATGTTCCAGCCCGCGGCGATTCGATCGAAATTGTCTTTCGCGTCTCCGTAGTCAGCGGCCCTCTGACCTGCGATGAGCTGCTTTGCGTTGTCAAGAATTTCTTCTTTGGTCATGGAAAGTACCTGCGCTTTCTGTGCTTGGTTATCGGACATGGATTGTTACTCCTGCTTCTTCAAACATTTTAGCCGAGAGGTCCATGTCATACGCCCATCGACTGAAGAACGTGACATCCGGTGTCGGCCAGCAGACGTGCGCCACGCCGCGCTGGATGATCTGCGCCGCGCACTGTGTGCAGCAAGGGTGCGTGCAAAACAACGTCGCCCCTTCGACCGGTGCTGTGGCAAAGCTCAAGGCATTGACTTCGGCATGCAGGATCATCTTGTACTTGATATCCCTGTTGGTAAGCCGCTCCTGCGTGTCGCTCACGCCGCGAGGAAGGCCGTTGTAGCCGGCAGAAACGATGCGTTTTTTGCCATCAAAGATCACTGCACCCACCTTGGTGCTAGGATCCTTGCTTAAAAGTGCGACGTGACGAGCCATGCCTACGGCCCAGTCCCACATGCGGGGGTCGTTAAAAGCGAAAGTCATAGCGGGTACCTGTACTTTTTGTTGGTTTCTACGATGTGGAGATTTTGGCGAGCGCGGGTCACACCGACGTAGAATGCTCGGTGCTCATCGTCTGGATACATGCTCTCCTCGCAGGCCTTGGTCGTGGCCAACGATACCACGCAATTGTCGTCCTCCCCACCCTTCATCGCGTGGAAGGTGGACAGCTTGATGCGCGGCGGCTTGGTGCTGTCTTCTCCAGAGGCCTCGATGTGGCGCAGGTACAGACTCATGTCCCGTCCCAGATTGAGTAGCTCGAAGGCGTCAGGTGTGGCCAGCAGGTCGCCCTGCGGCAGCAGACCAAACTCCCGCTCAAGCTGAACCATCGACAGTGTTGCGTCCGGGGCCGCGGCCTCAAGAAGCTTTGCCGATCCTCGCCGCACCACCGCTCTGTCACCCTGCTTGGGGACGACATCGTACAGCTCCTTAATGCGGGACAAATCAACGCGCTCCCCGTTGCACAGGTCGCGCCATGTCTGCACAGCTCGGGCCTGCGCCGGAGTGATCACGGCCGACCCCTTAATGGAGTAGTAGTACCCCATCTGAAAGACCTGCTTGGCCATCTCAGTCACCAGATAGTTGGTCCTCCCCATGATAGTCCAAGATCCACGGGCCAGTGGGACAGAATCTAGGTCATAGTGCCATCTGACACTTCCTTCCTCGTCCGTCGGGCGGTAGGTTTTTGGTACTCGGTCCTTGATCCTTTTGACGATCTTCTGGGCTAGGTCGAAGACCTGCTTGGGCAGACGGTAGGACTGCTCCAGAACAATCCGGTTGGGGGACATGTTGATGAACAGCTGCACGTTCACCCCTGTCCAGCGGTGAATGGCCTGATCGTCGTCCCCTGCAATCCACACCTCTTGCGCAGAGCGCGCCATCTTCTGGACCATGGCCCACTGCAAAGGGGTAAGGTCCTGGGCCTCGTCCACGATGAGGATGCGGCAGGGCTCGGGTTCAACAATCTGTACATAAAGCTCGATCATGTCCACATAATCGATCTTGCCCAGCTTTGCCTTGTACTCGATGATCTGGTCGCGGATCTGACGGGCCTTGAAGAGCGACAGGAAGTCGGTGTCGTGGTCCTTCCACTCTTCCTCCAGCGGGATCATCCGATATCGCGCCCGGTCGATGATCTGGATGTACTTGCTTCCACGCTTCAGATCCGTGGGGATCAGCACCCCATCCTCTGGCCGGACGTTCATGTTGAACTCCTCGCCGAGCATCCGGCCCAGCTCTTTGTAGTCAGCGCCAGCCAACACATCCCCGTAGGACATGCTCAGGCCGACGAACC